GCACCTAATCAGAATGGAGCAATATACTGGGATAGTCAACAAGCAGACCCAGTAGAAATAGCAGAAGGAGAAAGTGTATGCAGTGTAGTGCCAGACAGTCACATAAGTTGCTTATACTATCCACAAGTCTATGCTGATAATGTGTATAATCAACAATGTGCATTGGACCCTTTGTACGATTACGGTTGTGATGGATGGAGTGATGCTTACATAGAGGAGTATGTAGAAGAAGAAGAGCCACAGGTTTGGGAAGAGGTCGAAGAAGTAGAAGAAATATTTGTAATAGAAGAACCTCCTGTATTTGAAATAATAGACATACAACCTTTAGAAAACTTTACACTTGCAACAATAGAAGAAGCTCTAGTTGAAATAGAAACTGTATTTGAAGAACTAGCACAAGAAGAGTTAATAGAAGAATTAGAAGCAGAGTTAGAAGAATTTTTAGAACCGGAAGTAGAAGAGGAAGTAATTGAAGAAGAACCGGAAGAGCAAGAGATTGAAGAAACTCAAGAGGAAACTGAACAAGAAGTCACAGAACCAGAAGTACAGCAAGAAGTTATAGAACAACCTGTGCTAGTACAGAAGAAAAAAGAATCCAGCAAGAAACAAAAGATGCGTGAGATTATAAGTGACAAGTTAAAAAATCTTGCAGTAGAAATGGGTAAAGCTGCGTCATTAGAAGAGCAGCAAAAACTACAAAGTTTAATCTTAACTCTCTTAAACTTTAATGCTGGCTTTAATACTTACAACACACAATTACTTATTGATGGTGTGTTTTATGAAGATAAGGGTATATATTTAGACAAGGATATACCAGATAATCAAAGAGGATTAAGAAACGGTTTGGCTAATGAAATACTACACAATAAATTGATGGACCTACAATGGCAGAAATAGAGTACGCAGGAGTTAAGGTAGGGGGTAGTAAGGCTCTACTAATAATACCCCTCTTAGGGACAATCCTTGGAGCTCTGTGGGGTGGTTTTGAAGTATATCAGAGATACTTAGATATGGAAGCTAAGATTGCTGCGTTTGAGTCACCTGATTTATCTAGTATAGAAAAAGATTTAGCAGTTATAAACGAACACATGGACACAGTAAATGTACACATGGAGTTTGTTAGCAAAGAAATTGATTTGTTTAAAGAAGAGATTAACTTAATTAAAGATAATGTTGATGAACAAATTAAATATGTAAAGGAAGTCAAGGTAGAAGTTAGAGAAGATATGCGACACCTTGAAAGTATTGTTAATGATGTTGAGTCAGATTTACAGGAACAGCAAAAAGATATTAAGGAAATGATTGACATTGCTGAGAAAAGATTTGATGACAGAAGAGATTCTCTTTATTCTGATACAGATAGAAAGATTAAAGAGTTAGAAGAGAGGCTTGGAAGTAAACTACAAAGAGCCTTAGATAACCCACTAGCAAACTAAGGAGAATAATATGCCAGCAGGAAAAGGTACATATGGTAAGAAAAGAGGTCGTCCACCAATGAAGAAGAAAGGAAAGAAGAAGTAATGCCAGCCAAGAAGGACCCACGATTAGCTAGAGCAGGTGTATCAGGGTTTAATAAACCTAAGCGTACACCTAGCCACCCTACTAAGTCACACGTAGTAGTAGCTAAAGAAGGTGATAAAGTTAAAACAATTAGGTACGGACAGCAAGGAGTTTCAGGTGCAGGTAGTAATCCTAAAACAGCAAAGGAAAAAGCTAGACGTAAATCCTTTAAAGCTAGACATGCTAAAAACATAGCTAAAGGTAAGATGAGTGCAGCTTACTGGGCAAATAAATCTAAGTGGTAAAATATGGAAGAAAGAATAGCTAGAATGGAAAAGACATTAGATAAACACAGCTCACAAATAAGTAAATTATTTAGTAGAGTTGATGACACTAATGCTTGTATACAAAAAATTATGAATACATTAAATCAAATTAGATGGACGTTCTTTGGTGCCCTTGGTTACTATGCCTTTTCAGAGTTAGGATTATTAGGAGTATTTAAAGTATTATGATAGCATTTTTAACAAACGTAGCACCCATAGCTTTAGGCTTTGTTGCTAAGTTGTTTGCCTTAAAAAGTCAAGCAGCACAAGAACAACAAAAGTTAATGATACAGTCATTACAAGTTCGTAATGATTCTATTAACATGGCAAGAGATAGGGCAGATAAAGAAAGTCCAATGGCTGCACTTAACAGACGTGTAATTATATTTGTTATACTAGCTTTGATTATATTTACACAAGTAGCTCCAGTGTTCTTTAATGTACCAACAGTAATACCTACTGTTATTGAAGGAGCAAGTATACTAGGATTTGAATTAACACCAGATACAGTTGAATATGTAACTGTACAAGCAGGAGCTGTACTCAAGTTTGATGAAGTGTTTGCATGGGCAACAATGATTATAGAATTTTATTTTGGTGCACAATTAGCCAAGGGGAAGTAAATGACATATAGACAAATTATTAATGCAGTATTACGTAGGTTAAGAGAAGATAGTATAGGCAGTGACTGGTCAGGTGCATTAATAGATGCGTCAGGTCCTACTGATTATCAGGTATTAATTGGTGATTTTGTTAATGAAGTTAAAAGAGAAGTAGAAGATGCTTGGGATTGGACATCACTAAGACGTATAGAAACAGTAGCTACTGTAGCTGATACACGTAACTATAATCTACCTAGCACTTCACAACGTACTAGAACATTATCTGTACAAGAACAATCACAAGGAACTAAGTTACAAGGTGTACCTGATTCTTGGATTAGGTCTACTCAATATCCTAGTCCTGACAGCTCAGGTGTTCCTTCTTACTTTTCCATTAATGGAACCAGTAGTGGTCTACTAACAGCACAGGTATATCCTAAACCTGATGGTGTATATAACATAGATTTTTATTTGCTTGACCCACAAGATGATTTAACAAATGCAACAGATGTCTTGACATGTCCAGAGTTTCCTGTTATAATGGGGGTATGGGCACGAGCTATAGCTGAACGTGGTGAAGATGGTGGAACACTATCAGATATGGCACAGATGCAATATCAACAAGCATTATCAGATGCAATTCAACAAGACGTAGGTAGACACTCAGATGAGGTAATTTGGAATGGCGTCTAAACCAATACAACCCCTTGTATTAGACTCTATAGGTATCTATGGATTAAACAGGCAGTCGTCTGCTTCTAGTTTACCACCACAGTTCCTAACAACGGCTAACAATATTATGTTAGATGAGAAGGGACGTGTTACTACTAGAGAAGGAATTAAACAAGTAACAGATAATATATCTGATAGTAATACAGATAATACATTAATAGTTAAATCATTAGGTGAGTATATTAGTGCAACAGGAGCTAAGACTTTATTTGCTGGAGCTGGTGCTAATATATATAAAATTAACACAGCAAACACTCCATACACTTTAGATGCACAGACTTTTGGTGGTTCAGCTACTACTAAAACTAATGGCAACTGGCAGTTTACAAACTTTAATAACCAGTTCTATGCTGTACAAGCAGGTAATAAACCTATTAATTATGACGGTACTACATGGAAAGATTTAGAGGATGTAGGAAGTTATGCTGCTCCTTCTGGAGTTACAACTTTTACACCTTCTTGTGTTTTAGGTGACTACGGTAGAGTATGGGTAGGAAACATAGGTGAGAACAAAGATGTAGTTTATTACTCTGATACATTAATAGGTCAAACATTTAATGGTGGTGCGTCAGGTTCAGTAGATTTAAAAACTGTATGGTCAGGTGATGAAATAACAGCACTGGCTTCTTTTATGGGTAAGCTAGTTATATTTGGTAAAAGTAACATTGTTATTTACAATGACCCTTGGGACCCAGCTGCTGCTTCATTTCAATTAGATGAAGTTATTGAAGGTGTAGGATGTGTAGCTAGGGATTCAGTACAAGTCATTGGTGATGACATTGTATTCCTAAGTTCATCAGGTGTACGCTCATTAGCACGTACAATGGTACAAGATAAGATGCCATTGACAGATTTAAGTCTAGCTATTAAGGATGAAATAAGAACAAACATATTAACTGCTGACATGGACCAAGTAAAAGCTCAGTATGATTTATCTACTGGTTCTTACATTTTAAGTTTTGGTGGTAAAAACATTGTTTATGTATTTGACTTTAAAGCTACAACTCCTGAAGGTGCTCCTCGTATAACAACATGGAATTTTGAATCTAAGAAAAATCCTGGAGCTTTATTATCTACTGATGATACGTTATATATAGGACTAGGAGCTACTACTTACTTTGGAAGAGTAGCTACGTATTCAGGATTCTATGATGTAGAAAAATTAGATGTTACCGCTAGTTATGGCAATCAATCAGCATGTACAACTGCTGGACACATATGGGAATCTAATACCAGTAAATGTTATCAAGACGTAGACAATACATACCAAGCAGATTTTAAAACTACATGGCTAGACTTTGAACAGCCGGGTATATCTAAGTTCCTAAAAAGATTCTTAGCCATATGGTCGGGCGGTAAGAATATGAATGTAACACTTAACTGGTTTAGAGATTACAACGTGACTCCTACATCAGCTAACTTTACATTAGACCCTACTACTGGTGGAGTCAATGCTTTGTGGGGACAAGGTAAGTATGGCAATGCCAAGTATGCTCCTGCTTTCCAACCTACAGAGTACAAGGTATCTATGTCAAAAGCAGCTAAGGTTGTTAGACTACAGATAATACAAACGGTATCGGGGTTTAAAGCTTCTTTACAAAACATTTCTATTTGGGCAAAACAAGGGAAAATAAGATGAGTGATTATAATTTACAAATAGCTTGGTCAGGTAAGGATGCTTTAGCAGACTCAGACCCTGACAAAGTAGTCAGTGGTGGTGATTTTAATACAGAGTTTCTTGCAGTTAAAACTGCTGTTAACTCTAAAGCAGACTTAGCAAATACAAGTCAAGTAGTTACAGCAGCAACAGCTAGTGCAGGAACCAATACTAATCAAGTAGCTACAACAGCTTTTGTAACAGCAGCAATGACAGCAGCAACAATTAATAATTTAGTTTATCCTGTCGGTTCAATATATATTAATGCTACTGTAGCAACTAACCCAGCTACACTTTTAGGTGTAGGTACTTGGGTAGCATATGGAGAAGGTAGAGTTCCAGTAGGTAAAGCAGGAAGTGGTACATTTGATACACTAGGAGCAACTGGTGGTGCTGAAACACACACATTAACACTTAGTGAAATACCTTCACATAACCATAGTAATGGAAGTTATGACAGGCTTCTTTTACAAAATGGACAGGCAACAATACACGAAACTGATGGAAGTGCTGGAGAGCCTAATCTTGCTTCAAGTGGAGCAATAGCAGCAGCAGGTGGTGGAGCAGCACACAATAACTTACAACCATATATAGTAGTCTATATGTGGAAACGTACAGCATAGGAGAATAATATGTGGGGAGCAATAGCTAGTTCACTAATAGGTGGAATAATGACAAACAGAGCAGCTAAAAAAACTGCTGAGGCACAACGACAGGCAGGTGAACAAGCATATCAAAGGTCCCTTCCTAGAAACGTTAGTGGTTTATTTGGTAGTTTTGGATATGATGAACAAGGTGGTTCAACCATGGCTTTAAGTGATGACTTACAAGCACAGTATGATGCACTAATGGGAAGAGCAGGAGCAACTGCTTCACAGATACAAGACTTAGATCCAATGGCATTACAGCAACAACTGTATAATCAACAGCTAGGTTTAGTAGCACCTGAACAAGAAAGGCAATCACTAGCTCAAGAGTCTAGGTTACTACAACAAGGTAGACTAGGCAGTACAGGTGGAGCAGGTCAAATGCAGGCACTACAGGAAGCACAAGGACAACAAAGACTTGGACTATTATCTAGTTCTTACGCTACTGCACAAAACACATTAGACTCTATGAGAGCAAGAGAAATGGCAGACAGGCAAGCTGCACTTGGTATAGGTAATCTTCCATTAGCCTACGCAGATGTTAGTAGAGGAATGGCAGGATTAGCAGGAGCAGGTGGACAATACGCAGGCAATGCTGCACAAGCAGCTGCACTTGGTCTTGGTGGTACACAAGCAAACTTCTGGGCAAATGCTATGGAACAGTTTGGTGATAGAGATTATAAAGGTTTTAATAATTATATGAGTGGTTTATTTAACAGAAGCACAACTGGTTCAACACTGCCTTTTTCAAGTTCTAACTATGGACCTGCAGGTATGACTGGTACTATGAACTTAAACAGAGGGTAACTATGGCAACACAAGGAATGTTTTCAGGCTTAAACAAATATGAAGCCGATTTAATAGACCAAGCAAATCAGAGAGCAGCATCCTCAGCTAATGTAGGTACAGGGTGGGAAGCAATTACTAATGCTGCAGGTAGAGCAGGTGGTATGATTGGTCAAGCAGTAGGTAGAGGTCTTGGTGGTGTAACAACTGCTGAACAAAGACTAGCTGATTTTCAAGGTATTGTATCTAGCGTTCCTGACTTTGACCCTATGAATCCTGAAAGTTTACAAGCAATGTCCTCAGCTATGTGGCGTGGTGGTTTCTATGACCAAGCACAGGATATGTTAAATACAAGTCAATCTATTCTTAAAGACAATGCTCTTATAGATTTATATGCAGCACAAGCAGAAGAGGAAAGACGTCTTAAAGCTGGTCCTGATACTAGAACTACAAATAAAAAAACATATGATGATTTAGTTCTAGAAGGAACTGTTACATCAACTTACAACGAATGGCTTGACAGTCAAGACTTAACCAGTGATGAAAAATTGTTTGAAGCTGCATTAGCTGACGGTTCTTGGACTTTAGACCAAGGTGGTATTAAAGATTTTGTAGACAGGAATGTTAAAGAAACTCCTAAAAAACAATTTACTTTAAACGAAACTGACCCTAGTGCTACAAGAACTGCAGAAATTAAAGACATATTAGGACCTAAGTTTGACTTTGGT